TTTATCAAATTCAGTTGGTGTAATTGATAGTGGATATAGAGGTGAATTACAAGCTACCTTTAAAACAACTGGATTTAGGCCTAAATATGAAGTTGGTGATAGAGGTGCACAAATTATGATTATTCCACATCCTCCAATTGAGTTTGATGAAGTAGCTGAGTTATCGGATACTGAAAGGGGTGATGGTGGATTTGGTTCAACTGGAAAATAAAAAATAAAATATGTTTATAGAACAATCGGAAGAAAAAGTAAATAATAATTTGTGGGTAGAGAAGTATCGCCCAACAAAGCTTGTTGATTATGTAGGTAATGAACATCTAAAATCAAAAGTAGAAGGTTACTTAGAAACAGGCGAAATTCCACATTTACTTTTGTACGGAAAAGCCGGTACTGGTAAAACTACATTAGCAAAGTTAATTATAAAATCAATTGAATGTGATTATATGATTATCAATGCATCTTCGGAGAACAATGTGGATACCGTAAGAAACAAAGTAACTAACTTTGCATCTTCAATGGGATTCAAACCATTTAAGATTATTATATTGGATGAGTTTGATTATATGACTCACAACGCACAAGCTATCTTAAGAAACTTAATGGAAACATTTTCAGCACATTGCCGTTTCATATTAACTTGTAACTATGTTGAGAAAGTAATTGACCCGATTCAAAGTAGATGTCAATCATTTCAAATCGTACCTCCAACTAAAAAAGATGTTGCTATGCAAATTAGTAAAATCTTAAAGAATGAGGAGATTGAATTTGAAGTTAAGGATTTAGTTCCAATCATTGACGCATCGTATCCTGATATTCGTAAGATTATTAATACTTGTCAATTGAACTCCAACAAAGGTAAGTTGAAAGTGGATGTACAAAATCTATTAGAGAATGATTATAGAAATAAAATTATTGATATCTTAAAATCTTCGGATGATAAGAGAAACAAATATATGAAAGTAAGACAGGCTCTTATTGATTCTAAAGTTACTGACTTTACCGATTTATATACAATGTTATATGATAAGGTAGATGAGTATGCAGGAGAAAATACGGCAAATGTAATCTTACTATTAGGCGATGGAGTAAACAAATCAGCAGTAGCAATTGATAAAGAAATTCCAGCAGCAGCTACATTAATTCAAATTTTAAATATTATATAATGGCAAACATTTTAGGAGCAGGTGGGCAACCAATCGGAGGACAAGAAGAAAAAGCAGTTTCATTAGAAAAAACCGAAGCAATCGGATGTAAGAAATGTGGTGGTGAGATTTTCGTACAAGGTTTTGGATTCCGTAGAATTTCAAAGTTATTAACTGGTAAACCAAAAGATGAAGTACTGCCGGTTGAACTATTCCTTTGTGGAGATTGTGGTGAAGTACTTAATGAATTATTACCTCCGGGTTTAAAAGTAGAAGAAGAAGCATAATATGGCTAAAACATTATTCGACCATCTAAACGCAATTACGGATAAGAAAGACCCAAAGTATTGGGACACACTTGATGAAAGTGATAAAAAGACATGGAGTAACTATATGATACTCCGTTTTCTTTCTATGAAACCCGAATGGATAGAATTGATTGCAGATATACAACCTTACATACAGGAGGCACCTCCTAAAGCGATGTATTTATGTTTGATAGGATTAATTCCAAAGACAAGAGCATTTTTAAAATATATGAAACCAGCTTCATCTGAAAAATATGAAGATTGGATTATTGAATTGGTAGCAAGACAATACGAAGTATCTTTAACTGAAGCAGAGGATTATCTTAAAATCCTTTACGAAACCACCAGCGGTAAGATGCATATTAAGGAAATTGCAGAGAATTATGGTACTGACCCAAAGCAAATAACTAAGTTAAAACTAAAAGTTTAATTTGGTAAACTCGGGTATTTTTCGTATCTTTATACAATAAAACAACATAATGGCTAAAGTATCATTTTCACAATATAGTATGTGGAGTTCATGTCCACATCAATACAAATTAAACTACATAGATAAATTAGGTGAAAGTTCATCTAATATCCATACAATCTTTGGAACTGCTATGCACGAAACTATCCAACATTACCTTTCGGTTATGTATGGTGTTTCTAAAAAGCAAGCAGATGAAATCAACAAAGACAAGCTCTTATTGGAAAAAATGAGAGAAGCTTATAAAAGTGAAGCTGATAAAATGAGCGAAGGAACTCCTTGTACTCAAATTCAATTAGAAGAATTTTATGGTGATGGTAGACGTATTCTACAATGGTTGGATAAACATATGCACAAATTTTACTCAAAGAGTGGATTTGAATTAGTGGGTATTGAGATTCCATTAAACGCAACCATTAAAGAGGGTGTACATTTTATTGGATTTATCGATATTGTTATTAGAGATTTGGCATCAAACGAAATCATTATTATAGATTTAAAGACATCCACTATGGGATGGAATCAGTATCAAAAAGCTGATAAGATGAAGAACTCACAAATACTATTATACAAAAAGTATTATTCAGAGTTATTTAATATTCCATTACAAAAGATTAAAGTAGAGTATCAGATACTTCGTAGAAAATTGCCCGAAGATTCGGCATTTCCAGTACCACATGTATCTAAGCATATTCCAGCACATGGTTCTCCATCTGTTAAAAAAGTATATGATGAATTTATGGAATTTATCAATACTGTATTTGATGATGGTGGTACGTTTAAAGATATCGAATTCCCAAAAGTACCTGGTGCAGCAAAAAAGAATTGTAAGTTTTGTGAGTTTGGAAATAGGGGAATATGTGATAAAAAAGCTACAAAATAAAAATTTATGTTTTTTTTAAATCATTATACTTATATATATAAATATATAAACAATGAATCAAGAAAACACAAAATTGACAACTGTGAAAATACTTAAAGATGTATATTCAAGTTTCAAAAAGGTTTCCTTTACTTCGGATGTTACACTTCAAAAGCTAGTTAATAGGACTGTGGAGAGATATGTAACAGATATCGAATTTAGGGAATCAATGAACGAATACTTAAAATTACAAATTTCAGGTTCACAATTTTAACAACACAAATAAGTTATGGCAAAAAAGAAAATTCTGTTATTATCAGATGACTTAAGAATGGCAAGTGGTATTGCCACCGTTTCCAAAGAATTAGTATTGGGAACTGCACACAAATATGATTGGTTTCAAGTAGGAGCCGCAATTAATCACCCCGAAGCAGGAAAGGTTTTAGATGTTAGCCAAGATATCCAAGAAAGATATGGTATCGCTGATGCTAATGTAAAGATTTTACCTTGGAATGGGTATGGTAACGCTGATTTGATTAGACAATTAATCAATGCAGAGAAGCCGGATGCAATTGTACATTTTACTGACCCTCGTTATTGGACATGGTTGTATGATATCGAACATGAAATCAGACAAAATGTCCCACTTTTATTCTACGCAATTTGGGATGATTTACCAGACCCATTATATAATCGTAACTTCTATGAAAGTTGTGATTGGATTGGTTGTATCTCTCGTCAAACATATGGTATCATTAAAAGATTATCAGCATTAGATACTAAACCAACGTGGAAACCAAAAGCAGATTGGCAAATTGATTATGTACCACATGGTATTGATTTTAATTTATACAAACCAACTGAAGTACCTGCTGAGTTCCGTAAAGAAATTTTAGGTGATAAGGAATATGACTTCGTATTATATTGGAGTAATAGAAATATCCGTAGAAAACAACCAGCTGATGTTATCGTAGCTTTCCAAAAGTTTTGTGATAAGATTGGTAAGGAGAAAGCAGATAAATGTGTATTAGTAATGCACACACAACCTGTTGATGAGAATGGAACTGATTTACCAGCAGTAATTGATGCAGTAGCACCTAATTGTAATATCATATTTTCTGAAAAGAGAAGACCTCAAGAAGAATTAAATCTTATTTACAATATAGCAGATGTAACAATCAATATTGCTAACAACGAAGGATTTGGATTAGCAACTGCAGAATCGGTAATGACGGGAACTCCCATCATTGTAAACGTAACTGGTGGATTGCAAGACCAATGTGGATTTGAAGTTGATGGTAAATTATTAACACACGAAGATTACATTAAAATTGGTTCTTTACATGAGTGGAGGAAGTGGGAACAAAAAGCTAAACCTGGTCCTTGGGTTAAACCTGTATGGAGTAGAGCATTAGCATTAGCAGGTTCAGTACCAACACCTTATATTTGGGATGATAGAGTTGATGTGGAGGAAGTTGCTGAAGCAATTGAGGAAATGTACAACACACCAAAAGAAGTTCGTAAAGCAAATGGATTGATAGGTAGAGAAGCATTTATGGGCGATATGGGTTTAACACATAAGAATATGTGTCAACAATTAGAAAACGGAATCGAATCGGTTTTTGAAAATTGGAAACCAAGAGAAAGATTCGAAGTATTTAAAATTAAATAAGTTATATAAATGAAACCAACATTAGTATTTCAAGGACCTATATTCACTCGTAGTGGTTACGGTGACCATTGTAGAGATTTAATGAAATCTTTACGCAAGATGGATAAATATGATATTAAAATCATACCTTTAAGATGGGGTAATACTCCACAAAACCAAGTTGATGGTGAGAGCGAATTTGGTAGATGGATGTTAGAAAGAGTTATTACTGAAATAACTGAAAAGCCGGATGTGTTTATGCAAGTTTCGGTAGCAAATGAGTTTGAACCAAAAGGACACTATAATATTGGTATAACTGCTGGTGTTGAAACTACAATAGCACCAAAGGATTTTATCGATGGTTCTAACAAAATGAATTTGATAATTGTACCATCTAATTTTACAAAACAAAATTTAGGTGGAACTGTATATCAGCAAAAAGATAATGATAGTGGACAGATTGTTGGAGAGATTAAAACAATTACTCCAATTGAAGTTCTTTTTGAAGGAGTTGATACTGATATATTTTCTAAAGGAAGTGGTAAGGATATATTAAAAAATGTAAAAGAAGATTTTAACTTCTTAATTGTAGGGCATTGGTTGAAAGGAAATTTAGGACAAGATAGAAAAGATATTGGTATGGCAATTAAAACATTTGCCACAGTATTTCAACATACTCCTAAAGATAAAAGACCTGGTCTTATTATCAAAACATCATCAGCAGGTTTTTCTGTAATTGATAGAGAAGCAACTCGTGAAAAAATAGAAAGTGTAGTTAAAACATTTGGTGATAAATGCCCATCTATTTATTTAGTACATGGGGATATGGAAGAAAGTGATATGAGTAACTTATACCACCATCCTAAAGTTAAATCGATGATTTCATTCGCTAAGGGTGAGGGATATGGTAGACCTATGGCTGAGTTTACTTTGACCGGTAAACCGATTATAGCTAGTGGTTGGAGTGGACAATTGGATTTCCTACCACCAGAACATTCTGTTTTATTGGAAGGTAGTTTGACATCGGTAGATGAATCTGCAGCTGACCAATTTCTTATGAAAGAAGCACAATGGTTTAGTGTAAATTACTCTACAGCCGCAAATAAAATCTATGATGTTTATAAAAACTATGATATTTATTTAAAGAAATCTGAAGGGTTGAGAACTAATACATTAAATAATTTTACATTAGATAAGATGAATGATAAATTTATTGAAATAATGGAAAGTTATGTAAAAGCACAACCAAAATTAGTTCCGTTTAATTTACCAAAGGTTAATAGCTCGAAAATGCAAATACCTAAATTGAATAAAATTAACTAATGGCATTTTCATTACAATATAAACCATTAATATTGAGTGAGGAATCTGTGAGTAAATCGCAGATTCTTCCTCGTAACATATATAAAATTACATCCTACGAATATGTAGATGGTACAACAAAAACATTATCAGGTACAAAAACAGCATTTGTATTTGTTATTGGAATTACAACAGATAAAAAATTAACTTGTATAAAAATAAGTGATATTAAACCTGAAAAGTTTTTTCAATGGTTAAAACCAATATTTAGAAAAGGTTTAACAGATGCCGATTTCGCTACTGAACAAAAGCTTGGACAATTATTAATATTATGCGATAGGCAGGGAAGTAAAATATTTAATCAGTTTGTCAAATCCAATACAATATATAAAAAAGACCCATCCGCATATAGAACTTACAACATATCTGGGATAAAACAAATACAAGAAATCAGAATTAAGCCTGATATTCTAAAATCTTACT